GGTAAATATCACTATGATGTGCTGAAGCGAATTGCCGATGCTGGCAAACCTTATGTGATTGATGTGGATGACTATTGGGTACTACCAAAATATAATCCGGCATATTGGGCATACAGGAAAGGAATCAAGCAAGCCATCAAGGATGCGATTCATTACGCTGATGCAGTATTCACCACGACACCGATGCTCGCAAAGGAAGTGAGATTGATTAACGAAAATGTTTATGTTGTCCCAAACTGCTTGGACTTGACACACAATCAATGGTCACAACCAAAGGAGAAGAACGAGAAAGTGAAGATAGGATGGGTTGGTGGAATCACTCACGAGGAGGATTTGAAGCTCATCGCTGATGATATTAATTCAATGGATGTGGAATTCTACATCGTTGGTTATACTCCAAGTGATCATTGGAACAACATCGTTAAACTGATTCCCAAAGCAAAGATTGTGGAAGGCACATCTGTTTGGGAGTATGGTGAGGTTTACAAGCACTTTGATTTTGTTCTTGCACCGTTACAAGACAACCGTTTTAATCAATGCAAAAGTGAATTGAAGATTGTTGAAGCGGCTGCCTATTCAATCCCTATCATTTGCTCTGCGGTATTCCCGTACCTGTATCACACTTCCAACGATGGCGTTATCTTCACAACCCAAAATAATTGGAAGGCATCCATTGAGAAGTTGATTGATGCTGGGCATTCAGTTAGGCAGTCAATGGGAAGAAGTAACTTTGAGTATTGCAACACTTATCACAACTTGGAACTGCATAACCTAACAAGGTTGGCGGTGTATGACAAACTATGCAAATAACCTATCAAAGACCATATGTCACGAGTTACCAAAAAGACATCCTTGATTGTGATGCTCGTTTTACTATTACTGCTGCGTCTACAAAGACGGGCAAGACGGCATCTCACATCATTTGGTTATTTGAGCAAGCGTTAAAATGTAAGGAAGGGCAATCTGTTTGGTGGGTTGCCCCTGTTTACCAACAAGCGGAGATAGCATTCCGAAGGATGAAAACCCAAGTGAATGACAATAACTTCTTTCAGTCAAACGAAACCAAGTTACTGCTCACGCTTCCAACGGGTTCACGCATTGAGTTCAAATCCGGTGAGAAACCTGATAACCTTTATGGAGATGATGTGTATGCTGCCGTCATTGATGAAGCATCTCGTATGAGAGAGGAATCGTGGTATGCTATGCGTTCAACCCTAACCGCTACACAAGGCAAATGCAAACTGATTGGAAACGTAAAAGGGAAAAAGAATTGGTTCTATAAGTTGGGAGAGAGAGCAAGAAGCGGTGAAAGAGATTACAGGTATTTCAAGATTACCGCATATGATGCAGTCAAAGAAGGCATCCTTAAACTTGAGGAGGTCGAGCAAGCCAAACGAGACCTTCCAAAGCACGTCTTTGATGAGCTATATTTGGCAGAACCAGCAGATGACAAGACAAACCCCTTTGGTATTGATGCCATCCGTAGTTGCTACAAGCCGGTTACCAACAAAAGTGTTGTGGCTTGGGGGATAGATTTGGCAAAGTATTCGGATTATACCGTAATAGTTGGTTTGGATGCTATGAACTGCGTTGCATATGTTGACCGATTCCAAGCGGATTGGTCGCAAACATTGGCAAAGATTACTACATTGATTGGTGTGACTCCAGCGTTTGTGGATTCAACAGGTGTAGGTGATCCTATCGTTGAGCAATTACAACGAAGCCATCCACGAATCAAAGGATTCAAGTTCACATCACAGAGCAAGCAACAACTCATTGAAGGGTTGGTCATCAGCGTACAGAATAGGGAAGTGTATTTCCCTGAAGAACCAATCGGAGGAGAGATGGAGAACTTTGAATTTGAATACACAAGAACAGGTGTGAGATATACTGCACCACAAGGACTCCACGATGACTGCGTAATGGCTTTGGCTTTGGCGGTTGACTGCAAAAAACACAATAGACCGGGAACATTTTATTTTGCGTAACCGTTACAAATTGAAACGATATGAAATGGAATAACATAACCATACACCAACTTCAAGAGATTCACTCTTGTCGTGATATGAGTCATCTTGAACGCACGATGAACATTCTCGCCATTGTAAACCATTGGTCAATGGACAAGGTGGAATCAATGCCGATAGATGATTTGACAAAGGAATTTAAAAAGTTAGAGTTCTTAAATGAGTTGCCCGATAGACCGGTGCAGTTTATGTTCAAGCATCGTGGCAGATATTTCCGCTTGGCACAAACACCAAATGAGATTTGTGGGCATCACTTCATTGAACTGCAACAGGTGTTTAATGGAGATACGATTGAATCTCTTCATAAAATAATGGCTTTGCTTGCGTATGAGGTTGACTTCTTTGGTAGGACAAAAGTCATTAGAGACGCACAAGCACACTATCAGGACAAGTGTGATTTGTTCTTGACTATGGAAGTCACGCTTCCTTACTCTTATGCGGTTTTTTTTTCGGCAGCTTATCCAAAGTTATTGCAATGTATCCACTCCTATTTGAAGGAGGAGATGAGCAAGTTGGAGAAGCAGTAAGTCCTTTTAACTGGCTTGAAATGGTGCATCATATGGCGAACAAAGACCGTACAAAGTGGGACTTCTTTCTTCAAATGCCATTGATTGAGTTCCTAAATGCTATGGCTTTCTACAAGCAACAATCAAAAGAGAAGTTGAAACGATTAGATCAGGCATCCGCAAAGGGCTTTGAGACATATGTAATTGCTTGTTTGAATGAAATGTTGTAATTCTTAAGTATGATTTTTGTGACATTATCACATCTTTTTGCATATAATGTGTTATATGTCGGACATTTTATATGCTTTTTGATACATATAAGGGACATTATGAGGAATAAGAGCAATTTGGAACGCATAGTTTGGAACGCTATTTTTTGACGTGGCACTATCTATCACACAACAACCCAATCAGTATGCACCTGCTTACAATGATACCAACTTTGTTATCACGGAGTCAAGCGGTGGAATCTATACTAAAGACAACTTCAAGTTCATAGCTGAAGTAAAACAGAATGCAACATCACTTGCCAAACTGAAAGCACCAATTTACTTTGGAAGCACCAACAAGGGAGTATTCAACATTGGCAGAATCTTGGAGAACTATGTTTCCTATGATTGGGATTACAACGATACGCTGGCAAGTGGTTGTGTTAATTCATCAATGGATTACAAAGTTGAGTTTGGTTATGAGTATTCAGCATCTGCCACAGGAAGTGTAATTGAGTACACCAATTTGACATCTGCCACAGGTACGGTTTGGAATGCTTCCTTGAATCCGTTTGATTTGGTCAACTATTCAGGTCAATACACAATGGATGGTGACGGCAAATTCTTGACGCCGATTCGGACAAAGACAATCCATCGGAGTCAAAAGGATTGGTTGTATGCGATTAGAAATACGGCAACATCTGCGGTGATCACTTACTCCGATGCTTCCACGCAAACACTAACCTTGCCAACATCTAAGATTGTGAGAGTTCCTATTGGTAGTCAATTAACCATTCCGGGTGCTGCTACATATTTTGATGTCGTTTTGAAGAACGGAGGGACAACACTATCGGAAACATACAGAGTAAACATCATTGATGAATGCTCAAAGTATGACATAACCGATTTGTTCTTCCTAAACTCATTGGGGGGATTTGACTCATTTAGGTTTAACCGAGTGCGTAGGGATACATTTGACATTGCAAGGAAGCAGTTTTCATCTAATCCTTACACATTGGGTGCTTCATATGGTTACGAGACATCATCATTCAAGACCAAGACCTATGATACAAATATGGTTCACAAGCTCAAGTTGTTCAGTAATTGGATTACGGAAGCTCAATCACAATGGTTGCTTGATTTGGTATCTTCTCCAGTAGTTTACGCATATGATGGGACATTGGTTGCAGTCAATGTGGACACAACAAATTATGAAATCAAGAAGCACGTTCAAGACAATGCTTTCTTGCTTGAATTGGATATCACATATTCATTTGATACAAAGCGTCAACGTAGATGATAGAAATTTTAGTTGAGGGGCAACCTTTAGAATTGTTAGAGAATCCGCAGATTCTAATCACAAGAAGCATTGCGGACATTCGTGAACCTGAAGCAAGGGAAAGCGAATGGTCAAAGACAATAGAGATTCCGGGAACGGCAACAAACAACAAAATCTTCTCACATCTTTTTGAAGTTGAGCAGACCGTTTACGGCACATCATTCAATCCAAACATCAAAGCGGATTGTATCATCTATGAAGACGGAATTGAGCAGTTACGTGGATTCTTGAGATTGCTCACGATTCGTGTGGATGATTCAACACACATCACTTATGAGGTAACTTGTCACGGACAATCAGCGGATTTGTTCACCAACATCGCAGACCTTAAATTAAACCAATTAGATTTCACAGAGTATAATCATACTTTGTCAAGTGGCAATGTTATTGATTCTTGGGCATCTCAAATCTACAAGAACGGAAGCACACAAGCATTCCAATATGGGGAGGGTTATGTCTATGCGATGATTGATAAAGGTCATCCCACAAACATCACAATTTGGGAGACAAACCAATTCACTCCTTGCCTGTATGCAAAGACCGTTGTTGATAAGATTTTCACCAATTCAGGATTTACCTACACAAACGATTCGTATTTCAATAACGACAAGTTCAAGCGGTTGATTCTTCCAAATCCATCATCATTGACTGCTGATGCAGCCATCTTGGAATCAAGAAGGTTCAAAGCATCTCGCATCACATCCAATCAATCACTTGACCTTAACTCAATTTTGTTATTTCAAAACGATTCAAGTGGTGGTAACTATGACAACGGAGGGAATTACGACAACACGACAGGCAAATACACGCTACCTGTAGGAGGTAATTTTGTTTTTGATGTTGACTTGTCTTTGAATTACGCATCAACGGGATACGCACCAACTTACCAAGAAGACATTTGGCTTGTATTTGGCTTGTATGCCAATGGTGTATTGAAGACAACTGCAACCGTCACCGTTGATTTTGGCTCTCCAGCGTTCGATGTTGCATTATATTTCCAACCAATTACCTTGTTGTCAGGTGATGTGATTGACATCCGCTTGGCTCAAGTGTGGGATCAGGCGAATAACCACAACTTGACAAATGCAGAATTCCAACTTGATATGGGAATCGGTTCATTTGTTGAGAACAACCAAACATCCTACACATTTGGTTATGGAGAAACGGTTGACTTTGGGGTGTTCCTTAATTCCGAGGTGAAGCAAAGTGATTTGTTGATGTCTTTCATTAAGATGTTCAACCTTTACATTGAACCCGATAGAGACAATCCAAAGCAGTTACGCATCGTTCCCCGTGATGAATTCTACAACGGCAGTCAAGTTGATTGGACATCAAAGTTAGATTATTCACAAAGTGTGGAAATAGTTCCAATGGGAGAGCTGGAAGCAAACCCATATGTGTTCACCTATAAGGAGGGGAAAGATGATGCGAATGTTACCTACCAAGAAAATTACCAATCAAACTATGGTTCACGCACTTACAAGGTAGACAACCAATTCATTAAGAACGAGAAGAAGATAGAGATTGCATTCTCTCCAACTCAAGTAAGGTCGTATAATTCACAGAAGAATTTTGTGTTGTCGTATATGCCAAACAATCAGGATGGCGATTTGCGAATCCTGTATTATAGTGGTTTGGTGAGTGGAGTGAATTGGAGATTGTGGGCGCAATATGCCGGTGTTGGTTTGACATATTCAAATCAATACTCTATCCCATTGACATTGCACTATGATAGCATCACAAACCCAACCTTTGACATTCTCTTCGGAATGCCTAAAGAAATCGGAATCGGTGCTGGGTACAAATACACGAATTCAAACCTTGTCAATAACTTCTATTATCGCTTCTTGTCGGAAATTACAGGTAGCAATTCCAAGTTGTTACGGGCATACTTTAGAATTACTCCAAAGGATTGGTTGAACTTGTCTTTTGCAGATGCTTACTTTTTTGAAGGTCAGTATTGGAGATTAAACCAAATCCAAGATTACAACCCAAGTGAGGATGGTGTTTATCTGTGTGAGTTCTTGCTTGCCCAATTTATACAACCGGCAACCATCACACAAAAGGTCATTGGTGCTGGCACAGGTCAAGGTCAACAAGGCGAAACCTATGGAGATACTTATCCCGGAGGTAATAGACCATTAAAGTCAGGAATCAAAGGAATCACCGTTGGTATTTCTCAAGGAGGAGGAGGTATCTTTCAAGGTGACGGAGTTGTGCAAAATAATAACGCAACAGATTCATTTTGTGTGGTATCATCAAACACGACATTCCAAGCCGGTACTGATAGTTCTGCTGCAATATTATGTGAGGATTTTGCAGTCACCAAACCGAATACACTTTACATTGGTAACTATGAGATGTATCCATCGTTCTTGAGTGGTGGTGCAGTACGAACAGAAACGGCAAACTATAATGTCACCAAAGATGATTGGTTGATTTTGTGTGATTCATCAACTGCTGGCTTTGATGTTACGCTACCTGATCCACAAGGGTTGAGTGGTAAAAATTGGGTATTCCTGAAGACATCATCAAACCATCAAATCACAATTAACACCGCAACATCAGCATTGATTAACGGAAGCACAGATGAAAGCATCACCAACCATTACGAGAAAAAATGGGTTGTGTGTGATGGTTCAAACTTTTACATAATAGGAAACGGATAAAATGGCACTAACCGCAGCGATTGACTTAACCGTCAAAAAACCTTCATTCGGTTCAATGAAGGCAGAAATTAGACAACTAACTCTTGAAGCACAAAGAGCAGTCAAGGAATTTGGTGCATTCTCACCTGAAGCAAGAAGAGCAGAACAGGCACTTGCTGAAGCACGAGACACAATGGAGGACTTCAATGACCGAGTTGCTGCATTAAACCCCGACAAGTTTGCTCAAATTAACACCGTTGTTCAGGGTGTTGCTCGTGGATTTCAAGCAGCTCAAGGTGCGGTTGCTTTGTTTGGCACACAATCGGAGGAACTTGAAAAGACAATGGTCAAACTTCAGGCAGCAATGGCATTGGCTGAAGGTCTTGAAGGTCTTGGAAAAGTACAACAACAATTTGGGGCATTAGCAAACACCATCAAAGGCAAGGTTGTAAACGCTTTTACTACATTGAGGGGTGCGATTACTGCGAGTGGAATTGGATTATTAGCCGTTGCATTGGGTTATGTGGTTGGCAACTTTGAGAAGTTAAGTGCTGCCATCACAAATGCCATCCCCGGATTGAAAACCGTTGGGGCAATCATAGGGAATTTGGTTCAAAGGTTTACGGATTTCATCGGAGTTACATCTCAAGCAGAAAGAAACTACACCGCATTCAAGAAATCTGTTGAAGTTACAAATGCTGAATTGCAAGGACAAATTGAAATCCTTTCTGCACAAGGTGAAAAACAAACTGAGATTTTTGAACTCCGTAAAAAGATTGTAGAGAACGAATTGAACCTGATTAGAAAACGCAGAAGCGAAGGAGTTAAATTAACTGAGGAGGAGGTCGCTGAAGAAGCACGCTTGTACGCAGAATTAACCGTGAAGAAAAAGGTCATTGATGCAGAAGAAGCAAAGTACAATGCTGATAAGCAAAAAGAAGCAGAAGAGAAACGGAAAGCATATGCCAAACGCTTACAAGATTTGGACAATCAAATTAACGATGAGAAACTAAAGAAGAGATTGAATGAAACTAAGGATGAATTCAAACGATTAGACCAAGAGCAACTTATCGCTATCACCAACCTTTCTAATTGGTATGCTGAACAAGTTGAATTGGCAAAAAACAACAAAGAGGAAGTTCAAAAGATTGACCAATTATATGCAGCGAAGGCACTTGCAAATGAAGCGGAATTCAACAAGAAGCGAGCAGATTTGAATCTTAAAGCAGATCAACAGATAAGAGATGCCAAATTGTCTATTGCAAAAAGCACCGTTGATGGATTGACTTCTTTGAATACCATCTTGACCAACGAAGAGAAGAAGAGAGAGAACATTCAAAAGGGTATTGCATTGGTTGAAATTGCCATTGATAGTGCGATTGCGTTTTCAGGATTGAATGCTGAATCTGCCCAAGCATCTGCACAGGTAGCCGGAATACTCGGACCTGCAACTCCAATCTTCACCGCTGCCTATTATGCACAAGGTGTTGCAAGGATTTTGGCTAACGTAGCAAAGGCAAAGCAAGTGTTGAACGGAGGAAGTGGACAAGGCGGTGTAAGTGCATCACCGATTGCAATCAACCCACCTGATTTGACATCATCATCATTGCCAAGTGAAACCGGAATAGGATATCCACAAAAGGTATTTGTTACCGAAGGAGATATCACACGTTCACAAATGAGAGTTGGAAACACCAAAAGGGTATCTGTTGTAAGATAATGCTATTTGAATAAGATGAAACTACCAGTTTACAAATTAGACATCAACGAATTTGACGAGGAAACAGGCATTGACTTTGTTTCTCTTGTTGAATCACCGGCAATACAAAAGGACTTTCTAGCATTCAACGAGTTTGAAAGTTACACCGATTATCCTGAAGGTGCAAAAGCCAATGCCGAAAGAGGTATTCGATTGAATGAAGAAAACGGCAACAAGTGTGCAACACAAGTGGGAAAGGTAAGAGGTCAACAACTTGCACAAGGTGAACCGATAAGTGATGACACCGTTCAAAGAATCTATTCCTACCTGTCAAGAGCGAAGGAATACTACAACCCAAATGATGACACCGCTTGTGGGACAATATCCTATTTGTTGTGGGGAGGAGATGAAATGTTGAGTTGGACAGAACGCAAATTGTCAGCGAGTAAGTTTGCCATTCAAGATGAGGAGAAAAGAATCGTGACAGGTGCAGCAATGATTGCTGATTTACCCATCTATCGCAGAGATGACATCCGTGGTGAATACTATGTAGTTTTTGACAAGGAGAGCATCTTTAAGATTGCCAAGAAATGGGCAAGGTCAAACAAGTATGATGCAGTTAATGCACACCATAAGACACCAATTATGGATGGCGTGAGCTTGTTTGAATCTTACATCATAGACAGGGAAAGAGGAGTGATGCCACCAAAGGGATTTGAAGAGGTTGCTGATGGAAGTTGGTTTGTCTCTTACTTGATTGATAATGATGAGGTATGGTCAAGAGTGAAAACAGGTGAGTTCAAAGGGTTCTCCGTTGAGGGAGTTTTTGACTTTCCTGAAGACAAAGATGAACAATTACTTGAAGCGGTCAAAGACCTTTTGAGCAAGTGGAATG